CGCCACGGTCCCCATCTACGACCTCGCCGACGCGCTGTCGCAGGTCGATGACGACGGCTTCGTCTGGGTCAAGTCCGACTGCGAGGGCTGCGAGCATCGCTTCCTGTCGGGGCCGCTGCTCACCTACCTCGGGACGATCGTCGGCGAGTGGCACCACCGCGACGGCTCGCCCGAGTCGTTCAGCGAGCAGCTGTCGGCCACGCATGACGTGACCTGGACAGAGGGCATCGGCGGCGGGCCGTTCCTGGCGGTGCGGCGATGAACATCCTCCTGCTCGCCAGTCACGCCGTCGCCGAGTACGACGACGTGCGGATGTTCACCGACCTCGGCTACGACATCTTCGCTCCGGGCGGCTACGAAGTCCCATCGCGCTCCGGGGAGGGTATCCGTCCTGCCCTCCCCGACGCGCCGCACCATCCGGAGCTCGTCGCGCGGCTGAACGAGGTGCGCGCCGAGCGCGGTGCGCCCGGGCCGGCCATCGACTGGGGCAAGGCGGCGCTGCACGACGACATCATCGACTGGGCCGACGTCATCATCTGCCACCACTTCCCGGATCGCTGGATCGCGGGGCAGTGGGAGCGCATCCGCCACAAGCGGGTCGTCTGGCGGACGTGCGGGCAGTCCGACCCGCGGCTCGAGGAGTACATGCGCTCGTTCGCCGAGCAGGGCATGCAGATCGTGCGCTACTCGCCCCGCGAGCGCATCGCCTTCGAACGTCGCTGGACCTTCGCGGGTGAGGACGCGCTCATCCGCTTCGGGAAGTACCCGGCGGACTACGGCCCGTACATCGGGGACTGGGAGACCATCGGCAACGTCACCCAGGACATCGTCGCCCGTGGTGACTCGGTCGGTCTCGGGGTCTGGCTGCGCATCACCGACGGCCTGCCGACGAAGCCCGCCGGGAAGGGCTCAGAGGCGCTTCGCAACGGGATGGGCGCGCTGTCGTACCCCGACATGCTGGCCTACCTGCGCCACATCCGGACGTACTTCTACACCGGCACCAAGCCCGCGCCGTACACCCTCGGACTCATCGAGGCGATGCTCTCGGGCGTGCCGGTGGTGGCCTACGGCCTCGTCGCCGAGGGGCTCGACGACGAGTGGGTGGGGCTGCTGTCGGAGGCGCCGGCGATCGTTAACCCCGGCCTCGGGGCGCATCGCGAGACGCTGAAGGTCTACCTCGCCTCGCAGGAGTACGCCGCGACGCAGGGCCAGGTCGGCCGCGAGAAGGCCATCCGGATGTTCGGCATCGAGCGGATCGGCACCCAGTGGCGGGAGTTCCTGTCGTGAGTCCGCGCAAGAAGGTCGGCCATAGCCTGCGCTGGTGCGAAACCTGTCGCCTATTCGTGGAGTGGCTGCGCTGGGCCGAGACGGAGCCGCACGGCCTCACGGTGTTCCTCTGGGACCGCTTCCGGGCGCATCGGCGGACTGGGGCATGACCACGATGCTCGCCGACTACCACCACCACGACCTGTGGGAGTCGCTGGAACTGATGTGCGCCCGCCTCGGCTGGACGCTCTATCGCCCGATCGGCATGGACTGGTTCGATGCCGAGTACTGGAACTTCGAGCGGGCCTGGCACGGCGACAGCGTCGCACGGCAGTACCTCGCGTCGTGGCCCGACGACGGCGGTCAGCGGTTCGACCCGAGTCACGACCGCTGGCAGAAGCTCCTGACGCTCGAGCAGGCGCGCGACCTGCGGCCCGACGTGGTCATGGCGTCGGTGGCGCACAACCACGAGGGCTTCGCGCGCTTCGCCCGCGAGGTCGGCGCCAAGTTCGGCATCCATCTGGGCAACGTCCGCTTCTCGGCGATCGACATGGCCGAAGACCGCTGGGACCTCGCCGACTTCGGGATCGTGACCAGCGTCCTGCCGGCCCCGGTGGACAAGCCGCACGTCATCGTCCACCAGGAGTTCGACCTCGACGACTTCCGCCACGAGCCGGCAGCGCCGGAGCCCGACCGGCTGCGGGTCTCCTCGTTCGTCAACTGCTTCCCCGAGAACATCCGCGCCTACGAGGGCTGGAAGGCCGTCGCGCTGACCCGACCGCAGTACGACTGGCGGGTCTACGGCGCCTACGGGTCGGTCCCCGAGGACCAGTGGGCCGCGGGCAACCTCCAGCCGTGCAGCGCCGTCGGCGACGCGATGCGGGCCTCGGACATCGCGTGGCATACCAAGCAGTGGTCCGACGGCTTCGGCCACGTCATCCACGACTGGTTCGCCGTCGGGCGTCCGGTCATCGGGCACGAGTGGTACTACCGCTCGCAGCTCGCGGGGCCGCTGTGGCAGGAGGGCGTGACGTCCTTCGACATCACCGACAAGTCGGTGGAGGAGGTGGCGGGCATCATCGACCGGCTGTACACCGATCCCGAGCTCCGCCTGCGGATGGGCGAGAACGCCGCGCGGCGGTTCCGCGAGGTGGTCGACTTCGACGAGGAGGAGCAGGCCATCCGGCGGATGTTCGAGGCGGTCCTGTGAGGCTGCTCATCTTCGGCCACTGGTCCCACACCGGCTTCGGGATCGTCACCGAGGCGCTCGCCAGCCGGTTCGTCGCCGCCGGGGTGGATGTCCGCATCATCGGCGTCAACCATCGCGGCGAGCCGGTCCGCGGGCCGCTGGCGGGCAGGGTCTGGCCCGACGACAACCTGCGGACGCACTTCAAGAACCACACCGCGCGGGCCATCGACGGCAGTCTCTGGCCGCTGCTCGAGAACGACGACGAGTGGAAGCCCGACGGGGTGCTGGCGGTGGCCGACGTGTCGGGCCTGCTGAACCACATCGGCTCGGCCTTCGCGGCCTGGCAGACCGTCCCGGTCTGGCACTACTGCCCCATCGAGGGCGACAACCTGCCGCCCCTGTGGCGGGACATCTGGGCCACGCTCCGACCGGTGGCCATGAGCGACTACGGGGCACGGGTCATCAGCGAGCACATCGGGCGCCCGGTGCCGCGCATCTACCACGGCGTGGACACCGACACCTTCTACCCCGTCAGCCCCGCCCGGCCGCTGCGCTGGGACGGCGGGACCTTCCGATCGCGGGAGGACTGCAAGCGAAAGTTCGGTCTGGACCCGGCGCGCAAGGTGCTGTTCCGGGCCGACCGCAACGTGGTCCGCAAGAACTTCGATGCCTTGATCTCGGTCTTCGGCCGGGTCGCCGCGGTGGATCCCGACGTGGACCTGGTGCTGCACTGCCTGCCCATCGACATCGAGGGGATCGACATCTACCAGGAGGTCCTGCGGCTGCCCAAGGAGATGCAGGAGCGGGTCAAGTTCACGCAGGCCCACGACACCTTCAGGGGCCTCCCGGCCGAGGGCCTGTGCGCCCTGTACAACGCGGCCGACGTGTACATCTCGACCACCGGCGGCGAGGGCTTCGGCCTGACGCTGGCCGAGGCGATGGCCTGCGGCGTCCCCGTGGTCGCCACCTCGTGGGCCGCCGAGACCGAGGTCGTCGGCCCCGGCGGCGTCCTGATCCCGCCACTGCACGACAGCTACGGCGAGCCCGTCCGCTATCACTCCAAGTTCGGCATGGACTGGGCGGTGCCCGACCCGCGGGCGTTCGTCGAGCCGACCATCAGCCTGCTGTCACGGCCGGCCCGGCGGCGGTCCCTCGGGGCCGAGGGCCGGATGCACGTCCAGCGCTCGTTCTCATGGGACACGGCTGCCGCCGAGTTCCTTCGACTCTTCGATGCATCCCAAGAGGTCGCCGCGTGAGCCTACCGACGAGTTCCGAACTGAAGGCGTATCTGGGCATCACCGGATCGCAGGATGACGCGCGCATCGCGGCGGCCGTGGTGTCGGCGATCGGCATGGCCGAGCGCGACACGGGCCGCGTCTTCAGCGTGTCGTCCAACGTCACCCGCTACTACTCGACCGACGGTCAGTCCAGCCTCGTCGTCCACGACCGCCCCTACTCGGACTCGACCCGCGTGGTCACCCTGTCGGGCGTGACCCAGACCGAGGGGACCAACGTCTGGTTCATCCCCGACCGGCGCAACGGCGAGGTGACCGCGACCATCCAGCTGCAGCACTACGACACGAGCCGCCCCGGCTGGTACAAGACGGACCCGTACTGGTTCGACAAGAACCTTGACCACTGGCGCGGCTACGGCTCGACCCCCAACGACCTCGCCATCACCGGCGTCGAGGGGCATCCGGACGTGACCGACGACGTGCACCAGGGGATGCTCGAACTCGCCGCCTTCCTCTACTGGCACGAGCGCGGCGGCGCATCGGGCTTCGTCCAGACACCGCAGGGCGACCAGGTCGAGCTGTCGAGCGACTACCCCGAGGCATATCAGCAGCTGGTCCGCAACTGGAGGATCCGCACGGCGGTCAGCGCGCCATGAGGGTCGTGACCGTCACCGGTGTCCGCCAGCTGCAGGCGCGCCTCCGGGCCATCGGCGACACGCGGCCGATGATGCGCACCCTCCAGATCGCCACCATCTCGGAGGCGCAGGCGCGCGTGCCGCGCCGGACCGGACACCTCCAGCGCAGCATCGGTCCCGGACTGCTGACCGACACGGAAGCGCAGGTTGAGGCGCGCACCCCGTATGCCGCGACGGTCGAGCTCGGCAGTCGCCCGCACGTCATCCGGCCCAAGCGGCGGCGGGTCCTGGCATGGCCAGAGGACGCGGCCGACCGGACGCTCGCCGGGCGACCACGCAAGAACATGAAGGGGCGCATGGTCTTCGCCGGCAAGGTCAACCACCCCGGCACGAAGCCGCGCCCGTACCTGGTCCCGGGCGCCAAGGCGGCCGTCGAGAACGGCGGCTTCCGTGACATCGTCATCGACCGCTGGAACGACGCATGACCACCACCTTCCGACAGGACGTGGTCGCGGGGCTGGTGACGATCCTCGAGGCGTTCGCCACGGCGAACCCGACGCTGCTGCGCGAGGTCCACCGCGCGCGCCCGTCGCGCTACACCGGCGACCTGCCCTTCGCCTACGTCGGCCCGCGCGACGAGGAGGGGCTGCACGACTCGGGCACCCGGACGCGGACGATGCAGCCGTCGGTCGTACTGGTCGATCGCCTGACCGACAACGGCGAGACGATGGACCGCTTCGACATCCTGGTGGATGCGATGTGGGACCACCTCTCGGCGAGTCCCCACATCGTGGACGGGACCATCTGGTCGCGCCTCGGTGGCGCGGATGACTACGAGGACATCGGCGGACAGACGTTCGCCGCATTCCGGTTCACCTACCGCGACATCTCCATTCAGGAAGGTCGCGTCTAGGCATCCTGCTCGCACGGCCCATAGCCCGCCATCCGGTGGGTCCATTGCGTTGCCCGCAGTACGGGCAGGAGGTCTCTTCACATGCCCATCGGCGGGTTCGTGCGCTTCCGACGGCATCAGGTCGGCAAGCAGTCGTCGTTTTCCAGCAACACGGCCGCCACGCGGCGGCTGCCATACCGCGGGGCCATCGAGGTCAACCCCAACCGGACCGACCCGGATGTGGACGTCGGTTCGGTCGACCCGATCCTCGCGCCGTTCAACGGACCGACCGAGGTCACCGGCACATGGGAGGGCAACCTCGCCTTCAACGATGCGCCGTACCTGTGGGCTGGTCTCATCAAGGGTGGCGTGTCCCCGACCGGCTCGACCACAAAGACGTGGACGTTCCAGGCCGCGAGCCTGACGGCCGACGACTTCGAATACCTCACCGACGAGTGGGGCGATGACCAGTCCACCGACTACATCATCGGCGGGTCGGGCA